ATGGGCGTGTGCAAGGTGAACATCGACACCGACGGCCGCCTGTGGGCGATCAATCCGGATGGCACCAACCAGCACCAGCTGACCCAGCACCTGCTGACACCCCTGCTTCATCAACCCCTAACGCCTAACCAATAAAGGAACAATCATGGCATTTTTAGTAGCTAATAGTTATCTTGGACTAATCGCTGAAGTCACTAGGGGAACGTTGCCTTCCTCCGGTTCGACCACCAATGGCGTTGTCTATGGTGCGAACTACATTCCAATTACGACCCCACAAATCACGCCACAGCAGACGTTCCTGCGTGACGAAGCTTTGCGTGGTTCACCAGTTATGGTCTATGACCACGTTGCCGGGGTGCGTCACGACTTGGCTGAATTCAAGTCATACCTTTACGCTGACACCACCCCAATCTTGCTGACTGCGTTGCTTGGTGGAAACGACACTGTTTCTGGTTCAACTGCGCCTTACACGCACGTTATTGGTCTTTACAACAACACAGCCAATGGTTCACAGCCAGTTTCATTCAGTCTTCTTGATTTCGATGGTGCGAACTACTTCACCTTGACTGGCGCACAGGCAGATGAATTGGCTTTCACCTTTGGCGCTGAAGCACCTGCTGAAGTCACAGCCAAGTTTGTTGCCAACCCTTACACGAGCTACACAAGCGTTCCCAACCCGTTCAGCACTCCAAGCATTTCTGCTGAACACATGATTCCTGCGTGGGATACGACCATTACCATTGCTTCAACCCCTTTCACCTACATTCGCAGTGGTGACTTGACGCTTTCACGTTCGACCAAGCCAATCTTCACAATGGGAACGCAAGCGCCCCATGTGAACTTTGCTGGCCCGATTGATGTTAAGGGTAAGTTCACTGCTGTTGTAGAAACGACTGCTGACCCATTCAGCACTGGTTCATCTGCCTATGGTCTTTTCAGAACGCCACAGACAATGACCATCACCTTCACTGACCCCAATGACGTTTCGACTGCTACCAACCACAGCATGTCATTCCAAATGTCAAACGTTCAGTTCTTGAACCCCAAAAGAATTCGTGGTCAGGAATACACTGAAATTGAAGTTGAGTTTGAAGCGAACGCTAACACGACTGACCAAACAGCTTCAGCCAACAGCGCCGCTTATTCACCAATTAAGACCACCACTGTGAACGCAACAACTGTTTCGACTAGTGTTGGATACCTGAAGAACTACTAATCACCTAAGAAGGGGATGCAATGCCACTTGTTGAACTACCAAACGGACAGTCAGCCATCATTAAAAGTCGTGCTGACATTTCTGAACGCCTTGCTAGAAACGTTTCTAGGGCGTTTATGAATGCCGCTAGTAGCGCAATGAAGCTAAGTGAACTAGGTTTTGACGAATCCAAGCCTGAAACATGGGGCGTATTTGCCCAACTATCAGACGCTGACAAGGACAATCTTGATGGCTACCAAGCCATTCTGATTGAAAGCATGGTTCAGTCATGGACTTTGGGCGACCTACCAACGCAGGAAACTGTGCTGGATTTGCCCAAATCAACCTTTGACGTATTGGCGTTGGCTTGTTCGACTGAATTCAATAGGACTGAAGACTTTTCGCCTGATGGTGCGTTAGACCCAAAAGCGCCTACCGCCAATTAAACAAACTTGAAGAAGCTTTGCGTGGCAAGGCTGATGTGTCTGTTGATTCAGAAGTTATGTCTTATTGGCGTGAATACCAATTTAGAAAAACGTTTGGTGGGTCGCACAAAGACTTTATGAACCAGCCTGTAGTCATCACTAATTGGCTGACAGAGATTCACAACAGAATGACTGGACTGGCTAACGATGCCTGAATTTGGGTTGCAGGGAATGAATGAATGGCAAGAACGTTTAGAAAAGATGAGAGTTCTTGCCCAGACTGGCGCAGAAAAGTTTGTGCGTGAAGGTGGTTTAATTATCGCCAGCAACGCCAAGCGTGATTTTCTTGGTCGCCCAATTGGTTCTGAAATGAAAACAAAAAAGGGTCGTGTGTATTACGCAGGTGCGCCTAAGTATCCTGCAAAACCACCACAACCCACTAATCGAACTGGCAATTTATCTGCAAGCATCAACCTTCAAATGGTTCGTAGAACTGTTGGTGGCGCTGAATCTTTAACTGGAACTTATGTCAAGTATGCGCCCTATGTGAATTATGGAACTTCACGTTCTAACAAATTCCCATTTATGGAATCAGGTCTTGAAAAGTCAATGCCTGCACTGCGCAAACTTGCTGAAAAATACTTAGGCGCAATGCCCATAGAAGAATCGTAAAGGAACAGCATGGCTGGCATAAATGAAGTAATCATGCGCCTGTTGGCTGAAACAAGGGAATACAACGCCAAACTTGATGAATCCATCAAGAAGAACGTTGAATTTTCTAAATCAACTGTTCCAATGGGTCAGCAAATTAAGAACTTTGCTAACACTGCCACAACTGCAATGGCTGGTCTTGGTCTTGCGCTTGGTGCGTATGGTGTAGACCAAGCTTTGAAGTTTGAACAATCGCTTGACACACTGCGAAACCAATCTGGTGCAAGTGCCAAAGAAATCGAATACCTAAAGGGCAAGATTCTTGACATTTCCAGCACCACTGGAATTGCTTCGACCAGCATCACAAACGCATTTCTTAGCGTTGAAAAGGCTGGCATCAGGGGCGCTAACGCTACCAACCTAGTCACTGCGGCTTCTAAAGCGGCTGTGGCAACTGGTGGCGATGTTGTTCAGATGACACAGGCAATTATTGCCGCACAAACGATTCAATCAGCAAAGGGAATGTCTGTTGCACAAGTAGCAGATTTGATGGTTATCGCCAACAGACACCACATTGGTTCGTTGGACAACTTGGTTCAGGTTCTTCAGGGCAAGGTTGGTGGCACACTTGCCGCTTATGGTGTAAGCCTTGCACAATCTGCCGCAATTTCTGACGTTGCTTCCCAAGCTGGTTATTCAAACGCTAGGGCGATGGTTGCATTGGCAAATGGTATTGGTAAGGTAGAAAACCCCACCAAAGCCACGACCAAACAACTTGCTTCAATGGGTATTAACGCCAACAAACTTGCACAAGATGCAAGAACCTCCGGTGGAATTATTACAGTCTTGAAAGACTTGGAAACACAGTCACGCAAGACTGGAATTCCAATGGATTCACTGATTAGGTCAGTCTTTGGTCAGGGCGCTGGTCTGGCAACCGTTCTTGACAAGAACCTTCCCAAACTTGTGAAACTGACAGATGCAATGTCTAAGGCAAGTGGAAAAGACTTGAACACAGTCTTTGGAATCAGTCAAGGTCAGCTGGACAACCAATTGAAAATTCTGAAAACCAACTTCCAGAACGCCATGACTGGTCTTGGCTTGTTGCTTCTGCCTACAGTTAAGCAAGTTGCAGGTTGGGCGGCTGGTGCTGTCAAGTATTTCCAAGAACACCCACTTGTCGCCAAGATTGCTAGTGACGCAACAATCACTTTATTTGCATTGGCAATTGGTAAAAAGATTTTTGACGTTGTTTCGCCAATTTTCAAATTGATTCCTAAGTTTGGCGATTTGGTTTGGGCAGATGTTCTTCCCATGCTTGGTCTTGGCGCTGAAGCCTACGCAGTCAACAAGAAGGTATTGCAACCAACGCCGGGTGCCATTTCCACTGCCAACAATCCTTTGGCGTGGGGAACTGTGCCAAACGCACCCACTGTTCCAACAGCAGACCAGACCAGCGCATTTAAGTTTGGCGCAATTCAACCTTCAACTAAGATGCAAAACTTTGCTTTCATTACGCAGTCGCAACAAACGGCACTTTTGCAGTGGGCATCAGCAAACAAGATTTCACAATTTTCTAAGACCTTTGAAAAGGCTGCTTACAATTTTGCCAATCAAGACGCTAAGGGCAATTATTCTGTCAAGGTCACGGTCAAGTAATGCAGGGCGAAGGAACTTGGAAAGGTGCGCCAGTCAATGATGTTCAAATTGAAATTGACGTTAACCTTTTAGCGGCCAAACTTTTGACCAATCAGAAGTTCATTGACGCAGTTGCTAAATCCGTAAGAAATCAAATGCTTAAAGATGTTCGAACAATGCGAACTTTGTTTGGCAAATGGGGTGGAACAACTAAATGACACAGCTTGCTTCCCTTCCCGTTTTGTCAGTGTCTATTGCTTTCAACCCTGCCACGCCAATCACGTCTGCAACCCAAACAACTTGGTATGACGTGACTGCTTATGTCAAGGATTTCACCACAAATTCTGGTCGCCAGCACTTTCTGGACAGAATTGAAGCTTCTACGCTTCGCATGACGCTAGACAATCGCAATGGTTTTTTCCTTAATGGCACGACTAATGGCAGTAATGCAGTTATTCGCACACGCTTGCCCATCAAGGTTGTTGCTGGAACGCCATTGGTTAACGTGACTGCCATTTCTGGTTCAGGACTTACAGCGCCACAAACGACCCACCGTGTTCATTTTCTCACTTCTACTACCCCCACTATTAGTAC